GACGTCTTGACCGAATGCCTCCATCAGTTGACCAACTTTAATGTGGCGTGCGGTGCGGGCAGCTTGTCTCATGAGGTCCTGTACCTTTGTTGTTTGAGAACGTTTTTGATTTGGTCAATACACTTCCGGCGTTTTTCTTCCGAACTCAGTTGCCGAGCGGTGTAGCGTAAGATGAGCCAGCCTAATTCAACAGCGTGGTTTTGTCTTTCATTACTGTTCGACAATGCTGCGATTGCGACCCCTACGTTTCTTGTGATAGCGTGCCCCGGCCCAAGTCCGTCGATTTCTACCGCAACCATCTCATTGGGCCAAGCAAAATCAAAACGAAATTTGCGGGTGGGGGAAAAGCGGTATTGGCGTTCCGGGATTTTGCCGATTCCGTGTTTCGACCAGTATTCCACAAACTTGTCTTCTAGTTTACTCATCCTCGGACCATTTCAATTATGTTGGGGTGGGCGACAAGGCCGCGGACGTCCCGGCGAAGTTTGTAG